CCTCACAAGCGCCAGGGACGAGGTGATCACCCAGGCCGAGAAGGAGCGCCGCCTAGTCTCCGGCGACTGGGTGCGGCGGGTGATGCAGGAGCATGACGGCGCCGTGGCCTCGCTCATTAAGGCCATGCCGAAGCAGCTCTCCGGCCGGATAGCACCGCACGACCCCGAGCACGCCGAGCGCGAGCTGACCCGGTGGGTCCAGGAGGTGGCGCTCAAGACACTACACAACACCGACCCATGGAAATGACCTACAAGCTACACCTGGGGGACTGCCTCGATGTTCTGGCCACACTACCGGACAACTCGGTCGACAGCATCGTGACCGATCCGCCTTACGGCCTGTCCTTCATGGGCAAGAAGTGGGACTACGACGTGCCGAGCGTGGCCATCTGGGAGCAGTGTCTACGGGTGCTGAAGCCGGGAGGCCATCTGCTGGCATTTGCCGGCACCAGGACGCAGCACAGGATGGCGTGCAGGATCGAGGACGCCGGCTTCGAGATTCGAGACATCATCGCCTGGGTGTATGGGTCGGGATTCCCGAAGTCGCTGGATGTCAGCAAGGCGATTGACAAGGCGGCCGGGGCAGAGAGGGAGGTGCTGGGGATGGGCGCGGCCTATTGCTCGCACATCGCACGCGGCGAAAAGTGCCCAGGTCATCCGACTGCCGACCGTTCTTTAGCCGGTCTCAATATCCACGCGGCAGCAACCGCCCCCGCCACCCCCGAAGCCCAGAAGTGGTCCGGCTGGGGCACCGCCCTAAAGCCTGCCCTGGAGCCGATCACCATGGCCCGAAAGCCATTCTCCAGCACGGTGGCCGCCAATGTGATCCAGTACGGCACCGGCGCCATCAATGTCGATGGGTGCAGAGTAGGGACAGAGACTCGACTAAACCAAAGCGCCGGAAACAAGAATCTGGAGCACCGCACAACGGTCACGCCGGTTTCATCGCACAATGAAACAGACGGCCGTGAATGCGTCGGCCGTTGGCCTGCCAACATCATCCACGACGGCAGCAACGAGGCGGCATTGTCGCTGAAGTCCGGCGCCCGGTTCTTCTACACAGCCAAGGCTGGGAAAGTGGATCGAGAATCCGAGAACAATCACCCCACCGTCAAACCGACCATGCTAATGGCCTACCTCTGCCGTCTGATAACTCAACCAGGCGGAACCATCCTCGACCCATTTATGGGCTCTGGCTCAACCGGCAAGGCTGCAACCATCAACGGCTTCCGGTTCATCGGCATCGAACGCGACCCTGAATACCACAAGATCTCCGAGGCCAGGATCTCCAACCAACACGAAGGGCGCTTGTTTTGAACCTTACCGACCTCCAGCGCTCCCTGCTGGACTATCGCCGAAACCTCTACCGGCCGACACCGATGCAAACCGTGGTCGACTGGGCCGAGGCCTCGCTCCGGCTGACCCAACGGCAGACCGAGCACCCCGGGCCCTTCTCAACCTCGGTACGGCCTTACACCAGGGAGCCCATGGAATGCTGGAAGGATCCGACGGTCTACGAGGTGACCCTCTGCTGGGGCAGCCAAACCAGCAAAACAACCACCCTGATGGCCGGCCTGGCCTGGCTAATCGCGACCGAGCCGAGCCCGGCCTTGTGGCTGATGCCCACCGAGAGCCTCGCCAGGTCATTCTCGAAGAGCCGCTGGCTGCCCATGCTCGAGGACAGCCCGGCCATGCTCGAGTGTTACCCGGCCGAGGCCGACAAGATCACCAACCTCGAGCAGAACTTCACCAGATCGACCCTGACTTTCGTAGGATCCAACAGCCCGGCCAACCTGGCCAGCCGTCCGGTTCGGGTGCTTATCGCCGACGAGGTCGACAAGTTTGCCGAAGCCACAGCCCGGGAGGCCGACGCCCTGGACCTGGCCGAGCAGAGACTCAAGAGCTTCAGCAGCTCCAAGGCCTTTATGACCTCAACACCCACCGTGGTCGAAGGCCGAATCTGGCAGCGCTTCCTCCGCGGTGACCAGCGCCGCTACTACCTGCCCTGCCCACACTGCCGGGAGTACATCAAGCTCGAATGGCGGCAGGTGACCTGGGACGACGCCAAGGCCGAGGACGGCAAGCACGACCTGGCCAAGATTCGAGCCTCGGCTCACTACGTCTGCCAACTGTGCCAAGGCAAAATCACCGACTCTCACAAGGTGGCAGCCCTCCGACATGGCCAATGGCGCCCAGAGAATCCCAACGCCATGCCTGGTGTGCGGTCCTACCACCTAAGCAGCCTCTACAGCCCCGACCGCAAGTGCACCTGGGGATATCTGGCTGTCTCGTTCCTCGAGGCCAAGGCATCGATGGCCGGCCTCTAAGGCTTTATTAATGGAAACCTGGCCGAGCCCTGGGAGCAGCAGGACGTGCAGCAGGAGCGTACCGAGACCGCGGCCACCGTGACCGTCGATGGCGGCCGCCGCTACCTGACCGCCGACGTCCAGGCCGTGGCGCCATTCTTGTGGTGGGTGTGCCGCGAGTGGAAAGACGGTAACTCTACCCTGGTTGCTGCCGGCCATGCCGACGACTTTGCAGCCCTTCGCCGGGTGCAGGTGGCCCTCGAGGTCCATGACATGGATGTCGGCATCGACAGCGGCTTCAACACGCAGACGGTTTACGACGCCTGTGCCTCCTATTCCTCGGTGACCTCAAACCCGATCAACTTCCCTTGTGGGCTCCGATACCCTCCAGAGGGCGGCCTCCGCAAGCCCATGGTAATCGGCTGGATGCCACTCAAAGGCCGGGAGACCGGCGCCCGGTTCACGGCAGCCACCGGGGCGGTGCATCCTTTCGGGCTGTCGACATCTTCCTCGATGAGGACCGACGTCGTGCAGCCCCTCCTGGTGTTCGACACCGAGCACCTCCGAGATATGCTCTCCAGGCTAAGGAAGGGCGACATCGACCGGGAATGGGGCGTCCATCAGGATCCGCCTAGCGTCCAGGCCGAAGGTGCCTACATCGCCGAGCCTGACCTTTACTGGCGCCACCTGGACTCGCACGTCCTACGACCCCAAGCTAACCGCGCAGGTCGAATTAAACACGTCTGGGTTAAAAGAAATCAGAAATGGCCCGACCATCTTCACGACTGCGAAATCATGCAGCTCGCCATGGTGATGCTCTGGAATGATCTGGTGACGTCAAGCGAGTCAATAGCCAGCTAACCTATTGAAGTCACCCTGGGATCGGTGAAGATCCGGCCCGAGGTGTTCACGTTTACCGTAGCCATCAAGAGGGCCTATCTCCGTAGTGTCTATGCGACACTGGGCGGTGTGACGCTCCTGGCTGCCCTGGCTGCTAAGTCCATCGCCGCGGCCACAGTGATCGAGTCCGGCCAGGTTGTCCGGTCGACATCATCCTCCGATGTGTCGGTAGAGTTTGCGGAGCCGGGCAAAGGTGCCCCGACACCGTCCGAGATGGTCGAGATGTGGGAAAGCCTGATCAACGATTACGACCTGGCTGTCGATTACCTCGAGCAGGACGGCATCCTCACTCCCACCAATGCCCAGATCTACACCAAGATGGTGGCCGTAGTGCTCATTGCTGCGACCAGTTTCGGTGGTGACTTTTCTAACTTCCGCCGTGAGGCGAGCTATCGAGGCATGAGCTGATGGGATTTCTCGACACCATCCTGAGCAAGTTCCGGTCGGCACCTGTCGACCGCTACGAAGGCGCGTCCAACTCGATACGCCGGTCCTTCCTGGACACCAGCTACACATCGGTGCGGTTCGATGTGACTGCCTCTACCCGGCAGCAGATCGTCCGAAAGTCCCGATTCTTTGAGCAGAACAACGCGGTGATGAATCGCCTGGGCGACCTGTTCGAGAACTACACCGTCGGCAGCAATTTCTCCGTTCAACCGGCCAGCTCAAATCCCGACTGGAATCTCCGAGCCAAAAAATGGTGGGACACCTGGAGCCGCTACCCTGACATCGGATCCCGGCAGTCTTTCGGCACCCTGATGTCGCTGGCCGCCCGTGGCTGGTTCTACGACGGGGAATCCTTTATCCTCCTGACCAAGGGCGAGACCGGCCGGCCCCGATTGCAGCTCATTGAGCCGCAGCAAGTCTCCACGCCCAATGGCCAGGAGGGTCTTCCTGATGTGTTCGATGGTGTGCGATTCGACCCCAAGACAGGTCGGGCCATCTCCTTCTTCTGCGGCCAGGAGCAGCAGCAGGGACAACTTACCGACATCCGATCAATTTCTTCCGACTCGGTGGTCCACATCTACGAGGCCCAACGTGCCGGCCAGCTCCGCGGCCTGCCTTTTGTCGCCTGTGTGATCAACGACCTTCACGACCTGGACGATCTTCAGAAGCTCGAGATGGAGTCCTGCAAGCTCGCCTCCAGCGTGGCCCAGGTGATCAAGACCAGCTCCGGCGAGGTCCAGGCAACCAGCCTGCGATCCGGTGTTGCTGGATCCCAGGGGACCGCACAGAACTACTACGAAAATATTTTCGGCGCCTCGGTCAAGGTCATGAAGACTGGCGACGAGTTCGAGCAGTTCAGCGCTGACCGCCCGAATGTTAATATGCGCGAGTACTGGCGCAGCCTGACCGAGAAGGTGTGCGCCGGCGTCGGTATTCCTTACGTCCTGGTGTTTCCAGAATCGATGCAGGGCACCGTCTACCGGGGCTCACTCGATATGTCATCGGTGTGGTTCCGTAGCCGTCATCAGGTGATGGCCTCGGCCGCCCGTAGGATCTGGGAATATGTGATGGAATACGCCATCCGCACCGATCCGACTCTCAGGGACAGTCCCGACGACTGGTACGAGGTAGCCATCCAGGCGCCGCGAGCCCCTAACGTCGACGTCGGACGCAACTCAGCCGCCCAGCTAAACGAGCTTGGTGCAGGCATTACCACCTACGACGAGATTTACGGCGCCCGAGGCATCGACTGGCGATCCGCCCTGGAGGCCAAGGCCCAGCAGGCCCGGTACATCCAAGACCTGGCAGTCAAGTACGGCCTGGACGTCTCACAGATCTCGACCGCTCAGAAGCAGCCGATAGCACCGGAGCCAGCCTCGGCCGCTCTCGAGCAGCCTCCTTCCGAAGATATGCCCGAGCCTATTCCGGCCGAGCCCATCCAAGAGGTGGTTGCGGTGCTTGAGCCCAAAAAACGGAAAACCAGAGCCAAGAAAACCGAATGACTAAAGTAACCAACTGGCTTTCCTACAGCCCAAGAGCATCAGCTAATGATCCGGCGGTGCTCCAAATTTTCGACCAGATCGGTGAAGACTGGTTTGGCGGTTCCGGTATTTCAGCCAAGGCTTTCTCGGACGCTCTCCAGTCTGTCGGCCCAGGCCCCCTAGTGGTCGAGATCAACAGCCCCGGCGGTAACGTCTGGGACGGCCTGGCCATCTACAATATGCTTCGAGGCCGGCAGGCGCCGGTGACCACACGGGTGGTCGGCATCGCTGCCTCGATTGCTTCAGTTATAGCCCTGGCAGGTGACAGCATCGAGATGGCCGACGCTTCTCTATTCATGATCCATGATCCGTCTGGAATGGTTGCAGGCACCTCAGAGGATATGCGGAAGATGGCCAATGCCCTCGATCAGCACGCCGAGATCCTGGCTGGCATCTACACCAAACGCACCGGCAAGACCTCGGCCCAGATCCGCGCGGCAATGACCGCTGAAACGTGGTTCACCGCCCAGGAGGCAATCCAGTTTGGCCTGGCCGACAAGACCACCGAGCAGCTCGCAATGGCTGCCTGCTGGCATCCTCGAGCTGTTAGCCCTAAAGCGCCGCAGGCTGTCCGTGATGCAATTAATAAAGGCATCGCACAGTTCAATGCTGGATACGGCGCCGATGTGATCACCGGAGAAACCATCTCCAAAGTGCAACCTATCGCCAACGGTGAGATACCCGATGACGATCTGGTCGAAGAGATCGTCGACTGGTGGGGAGACAACGAGGCCTTCTTGGATGCTCCAGAAAACAGCACCAAGAACGTCGAAACCAACCTTTACGGAGGTGCAGCAGGCCGGGACTGGTTCCGTGCCCTGTATATCCAAACACAACAGACGGAAGAACCTTCCGACAAACTTTCTACGGCCAGCACTCCCGCTGCCGAAGATGGCGCGACAACCGCGCCGACATCACAGCAGACACCACACAACATGACTGAATCCAACACCGTGGTGGCGGCCGCTTCTAGTGCGCCGTCCGCCCTCGACATCGACGCCATCGTGGCCAAGGCCGTTGCCGCTGCCTTCAGCGCCAAGGCCTTCACCGCCGCCCCTGCACCGGAGCCCGTCGCCCCGGTTCGCATCGAGAACCTCGGCAATGCACTGCTCGAGAAGCACAAGGGCTTTCAGGCCGGCAATGACCGCCGCAAGTTCCTGGTGGCCAATCATTCCGAGCTGTTGCGCCAGAGCGCCATCCACGCCCCCCAGAACGCCAACACGTTCGCCTCGGGCTTGGTTGTCGATTATCTCGCCGATGCAGTGATCACCGTGGCCGCCACTCGTTTGGCCCTGGTCTCCGCTTTCAGCCGCAACGTCGGCCTGGATAACCTCCGGCCCCGCGCGTCCGTGCAGGTCAAGAAGTACACCACCGGCACCGCTGCCCAGACCAACCCGACGTCCTGGGAAACCAACAACGACAGCACTCTGGCCGCCACCGCGGTCACCGTGAACCAGATCAGCAAGAACTTCACGGTCACTCAGCAGGAACTTAATCAGGGCTTTATGCTGTCCGACCTGGCTGCCGGTTCTGCTGACCTGTTTGCCTACGGCATCAGCGACGTGCTGACCGCCCTGATGACTGTCGCAAACTACGGAACTGCGATCACTATTGGCACCGCTGCCAACTTCGACACGTCTGATCTACCTGCGATCCTGGCGGCGGCTAAAAATTACCGCAGCAAGAACCTCATCCTGGACGGTGGCCACATCGCTCGCCTCCAGTTCTCTGCTGCCACCAGCACATTCCCTGATAGCCGCCTAGAAATGCTGGCAAATGGCCGGTTCGGATTCGACGTCATCGCCGAGAACAATCGCTGGACCTCTGCCGAGGCCAACACCGCCGGCTTCGTGTGCGGCCCTGATGCCATCGCCATCGCCTCCGGCCTGCCGGTCGGCATGATCGCTGGCGAGTTCCTCGAGCAACGCGCCGTCACCACCGCCAACGGCCTGAGCTGCCTGCTCTCCGTCTGGTACAGCCGCGCGACGCGCTCTCACATGGCGTCCTACGACATCATGTTCGGCGCTGCGGCCGCGGATACGACTCAGGCCGAAGTGTTGATCACCGCCTAAGGCTGACCAATGAGAATCGCCACAACCATATCGGTGGACCGAAACGACAAGGCTAAGATTGTCGCCGGCCCCGAAGTCGATGCGTCACTCCAGCGCACCGCCTTCAACACCGCGACTATTCCCGAGGGAGGCAAGCTCATCCTGTGGATACAGGGCAGTCTGGCACCGAAGATCCGCAAAGGTTAAACAACCAAAACTGGGGAGGCTGTTGGACACGCTGACAGCCTCCCCTTTAACCGAAAAACAATTTTATGGCCGTTCAAGCAGACATTTCGACTGAGTACAGCATGGGCCGCGAAGGCTTCGCGCTGGTGACTACAACCGCCGCTCAGACCGGCAACTGGTCTGGATTGATTCCGACCGAGCCGACGGTGTTCACTTCCATTACGGGATTTGGAATATCCGGCACTTGGACATCAAAGACAATTCCGGCTGGATTTCCTCTGGTGGGAAACATCACTGGATTCCAGATCTTGTCTGGTAGCGTCGTAGCATTTTTAGCTCGAGCCTAATGATCTCACTCGGCATAGCACTCAATCGGTTGTTCTCCGGTCAAGCCGGTGGCACTGATGCGCCGGTGCTACGCCGCGACGTTCTGCGGGAAGACGAGGGCTTCCTGTGGCAGGAAGATGGAACCTCAAAGCTTGTTATTACACTTGGCACTTTCGACTCTCTGTTGCGTGAAGACGCTGGTTTTCTGCAACAGGAAGACCTCTTTAAACTCGCAATCCAATCAAACTGACCTATGGCAGACTCAAAGATTACAGCACTAACAGCCTTAACGGCTGCTGATCCAGTCAACGATATGTTTCCTGTCGTCGATGTCTCTGACACGACAATGGCGGCATCTGGTACGACGAAGAAGATCAGCGTAAACAACATCCTCTCATCCTCTCCAACCGCAAGTGGAGCACTGACCGTCACCGGACTCGTTACCGCTGGCTCCGCCACCATCACCGGCGCGGCTACGGTAACTGGAGCGGCAAACTTAAACGGTGCGGTCAATCTAAGCACCTCTGGCACTCCTACCGTTACGCTTGGATCAACGACTACTTACGGATTGTTACAGGCTGGAGGGACTAACGCTGCATCTATTTATCTAAACGGAGGGACTCGATCCGGTGTTCCTGCTTATACGTTTTATGCGGCAGCCGAGCATCAATTTTATAACAGCACTCTAGCTACTCTGATTGCTACGCTGAACACTACGGGGTTAACTCTCTCAAACAGTAACCTCGTAATAGGAACCTCCGGCAAAGGCATCGACTTTTCCGCGACTGCGAACAGCAGCGGAACGATGACCTCCGAGCTATTGAACGATTACGAGGAGGGGACGTTTACCGCTACGTTGACTGGTACTGTTGCTAATCCAACCATTCCAGTAACAACCACTGGCCGATATACAAAGATCGGGCGTATTGTTAGCATTTCAGCGTTTTTCTCAAGTGTAATTACAACTGGTGCTTCTGGACGAATTCAGATTACTGGCCTTCCTTTTACAAACAATTCTTCCATTACATCAGTTGGAACTGTTGCATTCAACAGTATGGCAACATTTACCGGTTCTCCTTTCGCAAGTCTTGCTGCAAGTGATACAACCATTATTATGTTTTCATCTAATTCAGCAGCAAGCTATGCTTCTGTTAATTTCAATGCAGGAATTACCCAAGACCTTTGGGTTTCATTGAACTACACCGTAGCCTAATAATATGCTCACCGAACGCACCATTTTCTCGCTCTGCGAGGTTCTTCCTAACGCGACGCTTCAGGTCCGTCTTGCGGACCAGATCGTCGATGGAGAAGCCGTGAAGGCTTCCACCTTCCGCCGCTACTGCTTGCCTCCCGGCTCAGACCTTACGGGTCAGCCCGAGCAGGTTGTAGCGATTGCAAATGCGGTCTGGACTCCTGCCGCTGTCGCAGCCTACGCCGCAAGCCAAACCCCTAGCCCCACCATCCAATGATCGTACCAGTCAATATCGTAGCAGTGCAGTGCAACCAGAACAACTCGTTGTTCGTCACGACCGGAACGGATTACGACAACAGCGGGACGATTGTCGGGTCTGAGATTACCTCGCAGTATACGCTGAACCCCGGTGACTCGCTGGAAGGACAGCCGGTTGAGGTTGTGAATATTGCCAACGCGCTGTGGACTCCGGCGGTTGTCGCTGCTTACAAAGCGGCGAATCCGGTGGTTGAAGCCGTCCAGCCTAACGAGTAATGGAACCAACGAACAGCAGCACCAGCCCTGGACTCAGCCTAGCAGCAGCGGCAGGTGCCACCGCTGTTTCGTTTCTTCCGGTACTGACCGACTGGGTTCGGCTTATCACCGCGCTGATTGGCTTGGCCTGCGCCATCTATGCCGCATATCGATTATTCCGCTCAAAATGAAAAACACGAAAACAACTCTCGCCGGTGTAGGTGCCATTCTCGTCGCTGTTGGTGGTGCCCTACGGGCTGCCTTTGACGGTGACGCAAGCACCAACATCGACATCGCCTCGACCATCGCCGCGGTGACCGCTGGCATTGGTTTGATCATGGCTAAAGACGCCAACGAAAAGCCTCTGGTCATCGAAACTAAGCCGTGAACTGGATCTACCAGATCCTCAAGGCTCTGCTCGACTGGTTCCGAGAAACACCACCTACCGATGTGCAACATGGCAAAGCTCCCGAGGCCCTCAAGAGCGATCTGGATGGCCGCATTGCTGACCTGCCTGGGTTGCCAGATGACCAAGGTGGTCCTGGTCCCTTCCGGTGATCCGGTGATGCTGGCCCAGCCGGTAAAGGCCAGCGTCTATGCTTTCGATGCCGACAAGAAACTGGTCGGGCCATCCCGGGTAACCCTCCCGGCCGGCTGGTACGTCCTACCCAAGAAATAATATGGCTCAACAAACGATCAACATCGGCACCATCAGCAACGACAACACCGGGGACACACTCCGGGGCGCCGGTGAGAAGATTAACGACAACTTCGACGAGCTATATGCCGCCCTGCCGTTGGTCACACCGACGACCTGGGCGCCTACACTAACCGACTCCGGCGGTGGCCGCACCTTCGCCATCACCACCAACACGGCCCGTCACACGTCCATCGGATTCGTGACCACCTTCACCGCGGACATCACCGTCAACTCGGTGACCGGATCCGCTACGGGCAACCTCCGGCTGTCGCTGCCCGACGCCGTGACCTACGAGGCCGCCGCCGCGGTATGGCTGACCAATGCCACCAACCAAGCCAAGACCACCATCATCGCTCGCCTAATCGCCGGCACCAGCTACCTCGAGCTGTCGCACTTCGAGACCGGAGCCGCCACTAGCCTGGCCGACCATCTTCAGGCCACCAGCCGGCTGATAGTCTCCGGCACCTACTTCACCACCTGATGACCACCATCGGATCCAGTCTCCAGCAGGGCATGGCGGTGCTCCAGCAGATGCTAGGGGCGCCGATGTTCATCTGGCAGGGGACGTCGATCCGGTGCATCCCGGCAGCCGTCAACGATGCCAACGTGCCCATCTCCGGTGGGTTCCAGGACAACGTGACCTCGAGGATCCTGGTCATGTTCAGCGACTGGAAGACCTGCGACAGCACGCTGGTCTCAATGGACAGCACACTCTACACGCTCGACCAGGGGACCAGATTCTCAAGGCTGCAACGTGAGGACGCCGGCTTCGTTCTCCTAGAGAACACCGACCGCATCGCCCTAACCTTCTGCAAGCCAAAGCCGGTGGTCGGTAGGACTCTGGTCTATCAAGGCCGCACCCTCCGCATCCTGTCCTGCCGTGTGGATGCCTCCGGCGCCTACTACAATCTCGAGCTGGGGGCCAAGACCAAGTGAGACCTGTCGTCAACATGACGGTCGACTCGAGCAACTTCGACGCTGCCATGAAGCAGTATCTATTGAGCACTTCTCGAGACCTTCATAAGGCGATCAATAGCCGGTTCTTTTATTTGATGGTTCGGCTGTTCGTCTTGGTGCCGCCTAAGAGCCCAGGCCAGGAGCGGCGCCGGATCTCCGACTACCTAGGGACGCCCGTCGGTGACATCAACCGGAAGTCTAAGAAGACCGGCAAGCGGGTCGGTAAATCTCGCATCCTTCGCCGGGTGCATCTCATCGCTCAGTCGAAGGAAGCTAAGGGCGGTCGCCGCGGCCTCTATGGCGAAGAGATGAAGGCAGCAGCCTCGGCCCTGATGCGGAAGGCTATTGGATCGGTCGGCTACCTCCGATCCGGTGTGGTGAAGATGATCCGAGTCTACAACCAGGGCTTCAGCCAGTTTCAGAGCGCCAAGTGGAAGCCGCTTTCGAAGCCTTCCGGCTACAAGGCGCCGAAGCAGACCAACGCCGCCCTGGTCTCACTTGCCAATCAGTACGGCCTCAACGAGGAGAACGTCGCCACGCACAAGGGCACTAAGGCCCGAGGATTTCAGGCTGTCCCAGGCTTTAACCCGACAGCCTCGGTAGTCATGACTGCCGGTGTGGCCGACAGCCAATACAACCGGGTGGCCGGCATCTACAACACGGCCATGCAGAAAGCTTTCGACGACGAGACGACTGAGATGGTCAATCACATGACCGAGGCCCTCCTGGCCAACGGTAAGGTTCTCGAAGATAACGGGATCTCAATTAAATGAACGCCGTAGCCCTAAGAGCAGAACTTGCAGTCGCTGACTACCTGGCGGCCGCCGACTGGTCGGCATCCGGCGCCGGCACGCCCACCTGCCTGACGTCCTACAGCCGCGGCCTCTACGACGACCCCGACGACCAGGACGTCATGCCCAACTTCCCGCGCCTGATTGTCTCGACCAATTCAGCCAGGCCAATGCAGCGCACCGATCTGACCTGTGAGATCGAGATCGCCGTCGAGCTACAGCTATCTGCCGACGACACCGACGAGTCGGCAATGCTGACCACCGTCCAGGTGCTCGACAATCGGATCCTGCCGCTCTTCGACGACACCGGGGCTTCTGCCCTCGATGCCGCAGCAAACGACGCCAGCGGCCCATTTACGGCGCAATTCGCCGCCCCTCTGGACTTTGGTGCATCCTCAATCTCTAATCGGTCTAGGACGTTCACCAGGACATTCACCCTCTACTGTTCCGCAACCCTCTAAACCAAAACACACATGGCTAACACGCAAGGCAGGAAATACATTTTCGGATCACCGGCTACCCTAAATCTCTACAATGCAGCCGGCGCCGAAATCATGGCCGCAGTGATATCACCAGACCTTGAGTCCTACGATATCAGCCATGAGGCTGATACCGAGGAGGTTCGCGACAGCTCCGGCGAGGTGGTCGGTCACATCGGATACAACAACCGGATTACGTTGACCGTCAACTTCATCCCTTCTGGGACATCAACCGCTAACGCTCTGCTGTCCGCCAGCCTTCCCAACGTCAACGGCACCGCAATCATCACCGGGGCACCTGTCATCGTCATGGGTGGATTTACCAATGCCATCAACGCCGATACATCCAACCGTTGGATCTACGCAGGCGGCGGTTCGATCAAGACTACTCAGAGCGGAAAATCGACCGGAACGATTACGTTGAAGAAATATCCCAGCATCGCAGCATCCGGCGCCGCGACCAACCTGTGAGCAGCCTAGCCGCCATCCTGACTGCTACGTCAAAGCCCTGTCCGATTGTAATGGGGCTCCGATTGGTGCCGTATTCGGTGGGGCATTCCCTGGTGCTCCATCGCATCGGTTCGCCTATGGTTGTCGGTGGTCATGTAGGCCGCGCGGATCTTATGACCGCGGTGCTGGTATGCTCGCAGCCTATTAAAGATTCGATGGCTGCCATGTATTCACCGTTTCGCAACCTAGCTTTGAAGGCCTGGACCTGGAAAGTGAGGCGCCTGTCTTTCGAGTCCGAGATGGACAAGTGGAACGAATGGATGTCTGACCAATCAACCGCCCCAGAGATCCTTAGCAAACCAGGCGTATTGAAGCAGCTCGCAATGCCGTGGCCTGAGAGGATGCTGGCGTGCTGCCTAGAGATCGGTCTCCAAGAGGACACTGTCCTGGCCATGCCTATCGGTGACGCCGAGCGCCTTGTTTTGGCGCGTGCTGAGACTCACGGCGACATAGAGCTGTGGAACCCCAAGGACGAGGCTTTATGGCGGTGGATGAAACAGCAGGAACCAATCAAGAACTGACGCCATGGCTATTTTCTCGCTAATCGCAAAACTCGGCCTAGACGGAACAGCCTTCGAGACCGGATTAAAGAAATCGCAATCGATGGCCAAAGGCATCGGTCAGGAGATTTCGGGAGCCTTGGCTGGAATGTTTGCCGTCAACAAGCTTGTCGAGTTTGGAGCGAAGGCTATTGAGACCGCCGGCAAGCTTAACGACCTTTCGACCCGACTTGGTGTGTCTGTCGAGTTCCTACAGGAGATGCAATATGCGGCCGAGCAATCAGGAGGAAGCCTTGAAGACGTGGCCGGAGCTATTGAGAAAATATCAATCGCCAGAATGAAAGCCTTGGCAGGCGACCAGGCTACCATCGACAACTTTGCAGCTATGGGTGTGTCGATGAAGCAGATTAAAGAACTCGGTGGCGAAGGACTTTTTCAAGCCCTAGGCAAAAAATTTGAATCAGGAATTGATCCACAAAAACTGGTCGGGCCTTTCCGCGAATTGGCCGGCAAAGGAGCCGGATCACTGATTCCCGCAATGTCTGAAGGGTTAAGCAAGGCGGCTGAACAAGCTCGAAACCTCGGCCTGATCATGTCCAACGAAGTTGTCGCATCTTTGGACGAGTTCAACGACCGAGTCGACACCATGAAGAAAGGGCTTGAGGTCGGTATCGGAACCTTGATCGCCGACCTAGGAGCACCTCTCCTGCGACAACTGGATGCCCTGGGCGCCGGCATCCAAGGATTCTTTGGTGCTATGTTTGATCCAGGACGTGCAGGCTTCCAGATTGAAAACTGGTTCCAGCAATTCTCTCAATCTCGAAGGACTGCAATGGACGAAATGGACGCCGAAGTAGAAGATAAGAGGATCGAGCGGCAGCGGCGCGAAGAACTACGGAAAAAAACTCAGATTTTGGAACAGACGAATGTTAAAACCGTTGCAGTCTCTGCTTCTACCGGAGACCAGCTCGCAAGGACAGGTGGATTCACTGCTTTTCAATCCAACATGGATAAATATTTCGGAAATGTAAGAACGCAGGCATTGGATATTAGAGACATATCTAAAAACACCAAGAAGACGGCCGATGCCGTTTCTCAATAAAATGGCAACGATTCATCAATCAACCGCGCTGTCCAACTTCCCGGGATACATCGAGGTTAATCGCCGGTTCGATCAATCCGGTTCTGGAACCGGACCAGTATGGACGTTTGAATATAGAGGAACAAAGCAGGCCATTAGAGATGCCACTAATTTTTGGTCAAGAGTAGGAGCAAAATACAACGTTGTAGAAGATGGTCCTTATTCGTCAGCAAGTGTTATTTTCTCAGGACCAAATTACATTGATGCAGGTGATCCATTAGGAACATCATACATTCCGGTAGCTGGCCAAGAGGCTCCTGACATACGCTATGAGTTCAGAACAGATTACCTAGACGTATCGCTATTCGCTTTACCTGCTGTGGCTGCCGAGGCTGAATCCATCGGTGACCCTGCCTTCTACAAGAAGACACTTGAAGAGACCGTAAGCAATGGCCTTAAACTGACCGATGTGTCTCCACTTGGTAATCTTCCAATAGCCAGAAAAGTATTCCAGAAACTATGCCGAGGAGAAGACTCTTTTCCACTGGCCAGAATTAGCCTCAGCCGCGTGGCCACGTTCTCGGGAACATTAGGACTACCGCAAGTCCCACAGGGCATTCCGCCTGTCTATTTACCTTCGAGCTTTATAACATCATGGGCCCTTCCGTTCTCGGTCTACACAATGCTTCCTAATGTTCCTATCGACTTAAGGACCGGCAAAGTGATGGCTCCTAGTGGAACAATCTGGGGTTGGAAACAGACGAACTATTCTTCGACCCTGATAACCAAGACGAACATGGTTGAGCAGAACATCTCCTGGACCTTCGCTCCTTACGACACCGATATTTACCCATTCATTTAACACCTACCCACTAACACTATGGCAGACGAAATCCAAATGACGGCTCGGTTGTACGCCTCTAAAAACGGCGCATACCTTCCCAGCGTAACCTACACCAAGAGCGCCACCATGGTCGGCACCGACATGGGCAGCCAGACTCAAATCATCGGATATGCTGCTGTCGAATCGCTGAACGTGCCGACAGATGTGTCATCTCCTTACAAGCTGTTGATAAGCAACCTAGACGCTACCAACTTCGTCCAGCTTGGTTTTGTATCGGGAACCTATACGATGCGTATCCCAGCGGGTGAAACACTCTTGATTCCATATGTGAGCGCGACCATTTACATCCGAGCAGACACGTCTGATGTGACGATCCAAGCCACATTCTGCGAGATTTAACGCACCAACACTATGGCCAACGAAGTCGAGATGTCCGCGCGGCTTTACGCCTCCAAAGGCGGAGCCGTTATCAACTCACTGTCCTACAGCACGGTGGCCAACATGACCGGCACCGACATGGGACAGCAGACCCAGGTGGTCGGTACGACCGACGAGGCTCTAGACCTGACCGCTGACCTTGGGACGCCCTATCGGCTCCTGGTGGTTAATCTGGACCTAGTCAATGCGGTCTCAATCGGACCTTCATCACCCTACTCGTTCCAGATCCCGGCCGGGCAGTTCATCCTGATCCCTTGGGTTGATGCGACGATGTATGTCAAGGCCTCCAACAGCCCCGTGAAGATCTTCGCGCAGTTCTGCGAGATCTAACCAGCCATGGCAATTCAACTGCCTGCAAAACTGGCCGAGACTGGCTTTAAGGCAGACCATGCCCGAGCCATCAATCAACTTATCGAGGCCGTGCGACGGGTCCAGCTCGTCGCCGGGCCTGGCCAACGGGTCGAGCAGAATGCCAACGGCACGGTGTTGAAGACCCCGGTGATGTCGAGCACGGTACAGACTTCCGAGGAGTCCTGGTTCTACTGATATGCCATTGGCAATTGATAGAAAAGACAAGATGTGGAGTGCCAGTAATCTCAATGATCTGTACTCTCGTTTCGACAATAAGTGCGTCAGAACTTTAGACGGCAAGACTCCGTTTGTGGTTGGTCTTAACTCTAAAATACCATTTGGAGTTCAGTATGATTATTCCAGGGATCCAGACACTAGCTTTTATATAACTGGAAACACACTCACACAAACTCAGATTGCCATTGAGCTTTCAAAATTAGAAAGCAAACACTTAGATGTTGGTGGTGGTCAAGTTTACGTTGATCACTATGTTAATTCTTTCAACTCTACATATTGCAACATTGAAGCGATTCAAAAGTCTTTTGAGTTACACAAACGGACTGTTGATGGTATTGAATATGATGTCCATTTAGGTTGGGACGATTGGAATTCTGGTTATCTATCTTACGTTAGATCATACTTTTCGTCAGTTAGTTCTATTCCTTCGCTTCCTCCAGGAAGAATTCACAATCACAAAATCGCTGTTGCTGAGATTAGGGTTGAAGGAATTGCTACCTTCAAAATTCTAAACTCCTATAAGAGGTTTGATTGCTGGAGGGTTCATAATTGCAGCAGCAGAGACATGAAAGTGCTGCTTCAATTGCCAGATGGATCGGCAAATGTTCGCACAGTTCCGGCAATGAGTTGCAGATCGTTCAGGAGACGCGCTGACGGAACATGGGCGGCCACCTGGAGAGATGGCACTGCATGTGTCTATTTCTTCCCTTATTTCAGCGGAGACGTTCCTTACTTTGCCGGAGGTCCGCCAATGTACGGACAAACAGAATCGCTGTCCGTTTGTGTAGAGCGATCCGCTAAAGCCAACAACATTGCCAATCCATTCATTGCTCTCCAGTGGATGCGAGCAATGGGCGCTTGGGTGGATGCTCGGTACATGTATGACCTTCGCGCATTGTATCCAGAATACGCAGACCCAACCGATGCTAACACTAAAATTGGTGATGCAATCTTCACTTGGGGACGCGCTAGAGTTCAAATTTACAGCAGTCTAACTGGAGAAGTGTTTGAAGATTACATTAGGTTTTTTACTGGCACGACGCTGTTTTTAGAACAACTCAATAGGGTTGGAATCAATGTTCAGATTTCTGGTGACATATTGGTAATGACCAGCAAAAGACCAAATGCAATTATTAGGATCTACCCTATTGATTGCAACGTGTTCTTTGGAGCATCTGATCCGTATTGGCAGATAAATCCAACAACAACATATATTTCAATTGCTTATCCCGAATATTATTACACGCAGAATGTAGCTTCACCTAACGCAGCAACTCAATGGCTAGCTGGAAACGTCCCAACGTGGATGGAGACAATGCGTGATCTCCGAAGACGTATTGCAGTCGAAGAGGGATTTCTTAACAATTATGACGATGTAGCTGATATCTCTGAAGAGAAGGTTGGAATCGTTAGATTAACTTCAATTGGATTACAAGTAGCTGTATCCACTGCTGTAGGAATACAAAATTTTGACGCGCTTGCTTTCAGCGATTTACCAAGCTATGAGCGCACTTCAAATATAATGGAGTTGCGAACAGATTGGAGGTCAAAAGGATTTAGTCCAGCAATTGGATATACTAACGGCCCATATATATACGCAAAGAAAACTTACATAATTGCTCAACCGAGCAATTACATCGGAATGTATGGTTATGTTTTTCCGCAGATTGGAACAGCAATTGGAGCATCAAGTTATTATCCTGCTATAAATTGCTCATATATTCCTGCTGGTGGACCGTGGGGATTCTCAAGCAGTGTTTACGATTACAACCTTCAACGAGTATTCACAACAGATCCGCTTGTTCCAGCAGTAACCAATGTATTTGGAGCTGATTTTTGGATTAACAAGTGGGGCGGCAAAGAAGGTGTTGATGCATCTGTTAGGATACTCGGAAGGCCAAATCAAACAGTTCAAAGCGCTGGTGTTGCTGACGATGTATTTAAAGATAGAAACAATCCTACAATGGCTTGTTTGGCCCCTTGGTACACTCAAATTTCTGTAACTGCCACCGAGCAAGCTTACATTGCTGATATACGATGGACTGCGTCCACCTATTTCAATCTTCCGTATAGTTCAACGGCTAACGCTGTTGATTACGATGGAATTGGTCAGTTCTATCATAAGATTCCAAAATCGGCATTTCTTTGGAACTTGTTGGAATCTCAAGTTGGATCATGGAACCGTTCTGTTCCATTGGCTCACGGTGAAATCTGGTGTCCAATTCATAGTTTTGATGCTGGAGGCAATTTGCAGTCGGATACGTTGGGAAATTTAATACCAAAAGACACAACAACAACTTGTTCAGATCTTCAATGGGGTCCGTCTTTCTTCATTGACGAAAACCAATACAACTCTTTTATCGCAAATGGAATACAGGCTAAAAAATTGTATGATACAAGCTTATCTCAATATTATTGGATTGTAACTCAAATGGATGTCGCAACTTATTGCGGATCAAAAGGATTTAGATCTTACAACTTCGACTGTATCAATCAGGTGATCTCTGCAAGCGGTGCAATCATTACCCCAGCTACAGCATGGTCAAAAATGAGATCTTACGGTTTTGGAGAGACTACAGACGGGGCTAGTTACACAGATGCAGTAAGCGGTGAACAATACCGCAGAATCCGCTACGTTGACCTCGATGTTGCTTGATGCAGCCTCTTCGAAGCACGCCCAGGAGCATATTGGCGAGCCCTACATCTCGAAAAGTGACCCATGCAAACATTGTGACAACAAAGCTGCATCATGCTGTTTAAATCAAACGCGCAGCCATAGTGCTTGAGTTTCACTTTAAATAATGCTTGCAATCATCTGTGACAACTGTCCAAGGCCGGAAACGTGTGATGGCTATCGGATGTAGCCATGGTAACCGGGCAAACAAAGATGCCTTGGCCGCGGTGCTGCTGTTTAGGGAGCAGTTCCAACCCGACGAGGTGATCCACCTGGGTGACGCCTACGACCTTGCCAGCCTGCGTGCAGGATCTTTGGCCAACCCTGACGACTCGGATCATGCAGACGACTATCTCGACGACATTGAGTCCGGTCGAGAGTTCTTAAATGCTCTTAGACCTACGGTGTTCATACTCGGAAACCACGACCAACGAGCGCTCAAATATCTACACCACCACAACACCGTGGTGCGTGGTTTTGCTGAGGCTATTTGGGACAAGATGCGTGAGCCCATCGAGCGCCATGCCCGGGTGTTCATCAAACATCACGACGTGCTGCCCAGGAGCTGGTATAAATTGGGCGGCTATTCCTGGGGCCATGGCCTGCTTTACTCGGAGAACTTCCTGCGAGACACCGCCGAGACTTGGGGAAACACCGTGGTGGCTCATGCACATCGCGCAGGCATGGCAACAGGGCGCCGTAGCGATCATCCGGTGTGTTTGTCGCCCGGGACACTTGCCGACGCTCCTTGCATGGATTATGCGCTGCGACGACGCAACACGCTAGCATGGTCTCATGGCATCGTTTTTGGCGAGTACACCGAGGACTCAGCGCAACTCTACGTTCATCAGTGGCACCAGGGAGAAAAAACATGGAATCTTCCGAGCTTCTAAGACTCATTCGCGACGAGATCAAACTCACAATCCAGAGCCCAACCGAGGAATGGAAAACGGTCGTTCAATGGGGAACCGAGTGGGGACTCCAACGCGCCCAAACAGCTCGAATGTTGAGCATTGCCGTTAAGGCTGGCATCATGGAACACAAGCGATTTCGCATTTCTATGCCCATGCGACAATCTTACCCAGTACCACATTACCGATGCGTTATCAAAACCTAGCCAAACCCAGTCTCATCGTTGAAATCCTGTACCCTGAGGCAGAGTTTCGAGTAGGTGAGAACCGCTGGCTTTCGGTGGTTTACCGACGGGTGGATAATGGCCGGATTTACGTTCGATCTAAGGCAGAGTTTCTGGCTAAGTTTGCTCCGATTCCTAAAAGTTGATCCTTGTTTGGCCCCTGCAAACATTGGGTTTTATCTCAAATCTACAGAAAAACAGTTTTCTCTGTAGACGGAATGCTTGGCATCGCCCATCTTGATCACGTCGAAGGCAACAACAGCAAATCAAAGCAAAACATGAGCAACGCAAACAACACCGAATCAAAGACCACTCCCGAAGTCCGAAAGCTGATCCGCTTGTGGATCACCGGGAACGACAAGCGAGACGCTCGCAAGCTGTCCAAGGATCTATCTTGTGTGAGCACTGACATCTCATTCTGGCTGGATGTCATCGCTGAAACCCGACAGACAGCCTAACCAAGACTTTAGCCCCGGGTGGGGCCTAAACCACGCCCAGGGGCGCGACTGGCCAACGCGCAAACCACAGCAATGCACAGCAATGAACCTCAACAGCTTAATCTCAGCCCTGATGATCGTAGAAAGCAGCAATAACAACCTGGCCATCGGTGATCAAGGCCGAGCCATTGGATGCCTCCAGATCCACAAGGCCGTTGTCCTGGACGTCAACCGAATCACCGGCAGCCATTACCGGCACCAGGACATGACAAACCGGGCGCAGGCCCGAGCAGTCTGCCAGGCCTACCTGACCCACTACGGCCGCGGCGCCACCACCGAGCAGTTGGCCAGGAGATGGAATGGGGGCCCGACTGGGGACCGCAAGGCTGCCACGGTGGCTTACTGGCTTAAAGTTCAACGCAATCTCAAATGACAAAACCAAAGACAATCAACGTGAAAGCCGAAACTCACAAAACCCTTCGAGCCTACTGCCTACAGGCTGGCCTTAAGATGCAAGCGGTGGCCGACCATGCGATTCAGGCCTGGTTGCGAAAGGCCGCCAAGTGAAACGGATTTTAGCAATCGACCCAGGGATGTCCGGCGGCTTGGCGCACTACGCCGGCAACCGGGTCACCCTGGAGCCCATGCCGACGACCGACAGGGACATCCGAGATGTCCTGGTCAACTACCTGTCGCAGTCGGATGTCTGCTACATCGAGAAGGTCGGAGGCTACATCGGCGGAAAAGGGGCACCAGGCAGCGCCATGTTCAACTTCGGGCGCAATGTCGGCTTCCTGCATGGCCTCATCGCAAGCATGAACACCAGGTGCATCGAGGTGCCCCCACAGCGCTGGCAGAAGACTTTGGGCACTGGCACCAGCAAGACTCACGGAACGCGCTGGAAGGGCCATCTAAAGGGCCTGGCGCAGCAACGGCAGCCTTCACTCCACATCACACTCAAGACAGCGGATGCGGTGCTTCTGTTGGAACACGCTCTTATTGCGGAGGGCGTGAAGTGAGCAGCGATCATATTCCTGAAGTCACGAAAATGATCAGCGACACGCCCATTACCGACGGTACACCTCACAACGTAGCAGACCTCGGTATGCTGTGCCGGCGGTTTGAGCGATTCGCAGCCGGGAGACAGGCTTACATCGACCAGCTAGAAGCCGAGAACGATGCACTGAGAGCGGACTTGTTGCTGTGGAATGATAAGGAGGTCAAATGAAAGACAGCTTCGCCTTCATCTACGTTCACAAAACCAACGGAGCTATCCGAGTGGAAAGTCTGGATACAGCTCGAAAGGTCGACGGCAGACCAGAGTGGAAGCACGTCGCAACAGTCAACGCCCACGTCTGCCTTGAGAATATCCTCACAGCATCGACCCGGCAACGCACGCAATACATCAAGGACTTGTTAAAATGAGCCCACAATACCTTCACGACCTACCTGCCGACCACCGACTAAGGAACGTCGCCATCCAGGACATTGATGTCAGGATCCGCTGCCGTCACACCGGGACGACTCGCAATCCTCGACTCTGGAAGATCAAGCACGACACCTACAATCGCCTGGGCGACTCTTGGAAAACCAACTTCGACTTCATCATCCAATGAGAGACTTTGATGTAGCATTCACGATGATCGAATATGGCGGGTCATTCGTTCGCAAACTCGGTGCCGCGGCGCTGGTGGCAGACCAAGAGAATCTGGCGAAGATCAAGGCCACCTGGCCTGACTACTGGTCGCAATACGACCGCATGGCGAAACAGCTTTCGGAGGTTGAAAAGCAATCCTCCAAGTAAACAACAACACAACACAGCAACAACATGGGAATCACAGTATCAACAAAACAAACAGGCGGCACCTTCACGCCGTGCCCCGAGTACACCGGCCGCGCGGTGTGCGTCGACATCACACCGCTAAAGACCTACGAGACCGAGTATGGGCCCAAGCAAAAGTTCAAGATCGCGTTCGAGCTGGACATGATCGACAAGACACGCACCCCGGTGCAGCCCTGGGTGGTTATGACGGCGCCGATGACTGCCAGCCTGCATGAGAAGGCCGGCCTGACCAAGTTCCTCCGAGATTGGCACGGTCGGGCCCTTACCGCCGAGGAGACCACCAGCCTCGACCTGGACAGCCTCATCGGCCGACCGGCTACCGTGGTGATCGTCCATGAGCAGAGCCAGGACGGCACCAAGACGTTCTCGAACATCAAATTGATCATGGCTCACAAGAACGGCGAGCCACTCAAGCCGTCGGGCCTGTGGATCCGCATGGAGGACAGGCCGCCGAAGGAAGATGACCAGGTGAAGACGGTGGTTCCGGCCACCGCGGCGCCGGTCAAGATCGCCGATGTGAAGGTTCACGTCGGGAAGTTCAAGGGCGTGGCCATCTCTGAGCTTACTGACGACGCCGTGCAAGGCCTGGCCGAGCGCTGGCTGCCTAAGGCCAAGATCAGCCCGGGCAAGACCCAAGAGGACATCCAGCTCATCGCTGCCATCAATGAGCGCCTGGAGCAGATCAACGCCAAGAACCAACCAGACTTCGACGACGTGCCCTTCTAACATGAAAACCAGGAAGCCCTACATTAAGCTGGTCGATAAGGTGCCTGAGGTGGTTCGTATGCGATCCGAGGGAATGACCCTCGAGCAGATCGGGCAGCACTTTGGACTCTCTCGCCAGCGCATCAACCAGATCGAGCAGGCAGCCGAGATGCACGAGGAGATCCTGCAACTATGGGGATTCCCATTCTCTGTGCGGACGTTCAATACATTGGAGCGCCTGTGCATCAAGAGCCGTGAGCAGGCCCTCGACCTCTACAACAGCGGACACCTGCGACCGGGCGCTGTTCGAGGCTTTGGGTGGGTCTCCTATCATGAAATCTGCGAGTGGCTAAATGTACCGACGACCCGGGAGCCAATTAACTTCCTCGTCTGCCCACATTGCGGCAAAAAGATCTGATTACCTTCCGGCAGCCTGTTGCTGTCGGGGACTCGTAGTGCCGGGGGCGCGCATCGGCCGACAAACGCGCATCAACTCTAAACAACTCTGACAAATGCCAGCCAATCCAAACATTTACTTCGACATCGAGACCGGGCCTCTACCGCTCGCAGAACTCAACATTCCAGCCTTTAACCCAGCCGACGTGAAGCTCGGCAACATCAAGAACCCCGACCTGATCGCCGAGCGCATCCAGAAGGCAGAGGAGAGCCACACAACGGACTACATCCGCAATGCCGCCCTGGATGCCTTGTCGGGCCAGGTGCTGTGCATCGGCTACCGGGTCGATTACCAAGAGCAGAACATCCTGTGCGCCGATGCCGATGGTGAGGCCCACCTGCTGCGACAATGGTGGGCGCTTCTCAATTACTACGAGCGCCAGCCTCAGCTCATCGGGTTCAACGTCAAAGCCTTCGACCTGCCCTTCCTGATCAAACGCTCCTGGCGCCACAAGATTATGCCGCCCTACTGGTTGAGGAACGGCCGCTACTGGTCGGAGCTGGTGGTCGACCTTCGGGAGGTGTGGCAGCTCGGGGACAATCGGGCCCACGGCAGCCTTGCGTCCATCTCGAGGCACCTGGGACTAGGTGAGAAGAGCGGAAACGGCGCTGACTTCTCCCTGCTGTGGAATACCGACCGACAGGCGGCGATCAACTACTGCACCCAGGACGTGAAGCTCACCCAGGCGGTGGCCGACATACTGATGCCGGCTTACTGAGGGCTGGACACAACGCAGGTTGTAGGCTAGTGAGTACCCATTGACGTGAGCTGTAGGAGGTGAGCGTCGAACCAACCGAAGGCATGACAAATTTTATCCCCACCATCACAGGCATTCGCAGCTCCTTCCTGCGATCTCCTACCCTGTGCCTGGTGGGGATTTTCTTTTGAATCATGATAATCGAACCCGACTTCCTAGATCACTGGAAGACCCGTCTATTGATGAGGCTTCTGGAAACCGACTCAGCGCCTAATTACGTCATCCGGCTGTGGTCACACTGCCAAACAAGGAAGACCAACATCTTCCCAGAGTGGAGCCCAGTCATTCTCTCATCAGTCTGCCGATGGCCTGGTAATGCCGATCTGTTCTGGTCGGCCATGCTGCAAACCTTCTGCCGAGTCGAGGATGGCCACCTAGTAGCCCACCAATGGGACGAGGTGAACGCCGGCCTGATAGCCTCCTGGTCAAACGGAGGCAAAGGAGGGCGCCCTAAAAAACCCACAGGTAACCCACAGAAAACCCATGGGTTACCCACGGGTTACCCACAGGTTAACCCAGAACCGAATCAGGTTAACCCACAGATAACCCATGGGGTAACCGATAGAGAAGATAGAGAAGAGAAGACAGAAAAGACACTGGCTCCGAAGTCGCCTTGGGAAGTTAAGTTCGGCCTTATCCTACCCGAGAAGCTCCAGACTTCCGAATGCCTTGCTACGGTCGAGACCTGGCTTGCCTACAAAGCCGAGCGTAAACAGGGCTACAAGCGCATCGGCCTGTCAGAAGCTCTAAAGGCATGGGCAAAGGAATTTACCGCTGAGACATTCCCGGCAGCCGTTTCGCATTCCATCGCGAACAACTACCAAGGGATCTTTGCTCCTCGAGGATTTCTTGCATCCGGTACTAACAACAATCCAGGCGCCGCCAGCGCCAACATCGAGGCCTACCAATGAGCGACCCCTACTTCGCCGAGGACGACGAGTTCGGCCTCCTGGGCGCCTGCCTATCCGGTGGCTCCGATGTCTGCTACGAGGTGTTCTCCAGGATCACCACCGAGGCTATCCAGAACGACAGCCTGCGCCAGATCTACGAGGTGACCAAAGGCCTGGTCGCCAAGACGGAGCCGGTCAACCTCCAGAGCCTGGTCAAGGAATGGAAACGCTCGATGCCTGGGACTCCGGTGCCTTTCGATGTGCTGAACCGCTGCGACGAGATCTGCGCCAGCCCGTCCAACCATCCCGAGTTCTCCAAGGCCGTCCTCGAGGCCCATCACCGCCGGCAGTTACGATTCGCCGGTGACCGTCTGATTCGTGATTCCGCTGTCACCACCCTGTCTGTGGATCAAATCGTCGCCAATGCCGAAGCAGGGCTCACCGTTGAGGCCTCCAAGGAAGAGGTGCAACCCTGCAAGTCGGTAGTCAGCCGGTTCATCGACTCTACCCAGGAGCGATTTGCCAGGAAGGGACACCTATCCGGCATCACCTCCGGCTTCCGGCGCCTGGACGCAATGACCGACGGCTTCCAGTTCGGCGAGCTGGCCATCATTGCGGCCAGGCCAAGCATCGGAAAGACGGCCATCGCCATCGCAATAGCCCGGGCAGCAGCCATCGAACACCGGGTGCCGACCCTGTTTATATCGCTGGAAATGTCCGACGAGTCTATCGTGCGGAGAATGGTCTCGACCGTAGGATCCATTCCCATGCAGCACATCAAGACCGGCGACCTCGATGAAGGAGGAATGAAGGCCATGGCCAGTGCCTCCGCTAAGGTGGCCGGCAGCCCGATCTACTTCGTGTCCGGTTCCGGTGTGTCCGGCATCGCCACCATCACCGCGGTGATCCGCCGGGCTGTCAGGAAGTGGGGCGTCAAGCTTGTCCTGGTCGACTACCTCCAGAAGATTCACGGCAGCAAGGCGGCCGAAAAGAAAACCTACGAGATCGCCGAGGTCTCC